CGCTGCAGGTCCCGAAGACCACCAGCCACTCCACCGCCGCATCAGCAGCCCAGGCAGGCTCGCTGCCGACGTCCGACCCCGGCTTCAGCACCCAGCCTTTGAGTGCCTACAAGTACGGTGTCCTGCTGCAGGTGGCCCGCGAGCTGATCGATGACACCGCGGTCGACCTGCTCGGCTACCTGGCCATGCAGGCCGGGCGGGCGCTCGGCAACGCGTTCGGCAACGACCTGGTCAACGGGTCCGGCACCGGCCAGCCGTCCGGCCTGATCACCACCGCGACCGCGGGCGTGACCGGCTCGGTGACCGGCGTGTCCGGCGCCCCGTCATATGCCAACCTAGTCGATCTGGAATATAGTGTTATCGCCCCCTACCGCCAGTCGCGCTCGTGCTACTGGCTGGCAGCGGACAAGACGATCGGCGGGTTCCGCAAGATCACCGACACGGTGGGCCGCCCGATCTGGGAGCCGTCCGCGGTGCTCGGCAGCCCTGACTTGCTGCTCGGCAAGCCGCTGGTCGCGGACCCGTTCATGCCGGCCATGGCCACCGGCGCCAAGGCCATCCTGTTCGGCGACTTCAGCCAGTTCTTCGTCCGGCTGGTCGGCGGGGTCCGGTTCGAGAGGTCGGACGACTTCGCCTTCGGAAGCGACCTGGTGACCTTCCGTGCCATCCTCCGAGGCGACGGCACGCTCGTGGACCGTACCGGCGCGATCCGGTACTACCAGGGGGCCGGTACCTGATCCGGAAGTGCACCCCGCCCGCCGGGCGAGTGGCCGCACGGCGGGCGGGGAACCAGAGGGAGGCTACCATGCAGTCCGGTATTACCGAGTCGGCGCGGCATCTCCGCATCTGGGCTCACGTGCACAGCACCGCGAATGCAGCCGGGTCAGCTGATGTCGGTGCGTCAGTATTGGCGGATGAGTAACGTGAGAAAACTACGCATGATCGCTACCCTGTCCGGCGGCGGCCCGAATGACCGGAACTGGCGCGACTACCCGGCCGGTTCCGAGCTGACCGTAGAGGACTGGGAAGCCGAGGAACTGATCCGGATCGGTCTAGCCGTCCCGGTCCCGGATCAGGGGGGCGAGGGCAATACTCCCGTGGCGCCCGAGCCCGTGGCGGAGGCCCCGGCCGAGACCGAGCCCGGAGCCGGGGCTTCCGCCGGAACGCAGCAGCTGCCCGGCGCGCTGCCGCAGCCCGAGGACGGCACCGGGGTATCGGCGCTGGCGCAGGTGTCGCCGCTGGCCAGCGCGGGCGGCGGGACCGCGGCCGGGGCACCCGAACCGGAACCGGTACCGGAGCCCGGCGCGGGCTCCGGAGACAGCATGCCGGACAGGGACACGGCCGTGCCGGCGCCGCCCGCCCCGCACGAGAACAAGCAGCGCTGGATCGACTACGCGGTGCGCCTCGGCTCGGACCCGGACAGGGCCGCGGCCATGACCAAGGCCGAGCTGATGAGCAAATACGGCGGCCGGCTGTAGCCGGTCTATCCTGCATATAACGGAACCGCCCGCGGCCGTCAGGAGCCGGGCTCACCAGATGAGGAGCCTTCCTGATGGCAACTGACAGCAACTCGGTCGCCGGCTACGACCGCAACGAGGCGTCGCGCAGCGCGCCCGCCCAGTCCGGCCTGGGCGAGGCGAACGACGTCACCCTGGTCCCGGGCCAGTACCCGCCCGGCTTCGAGTACGAGGCCGAGATGTTCGGCGGGCCGCTGCCGCGCGGCACGGGCGCACCGGGCACCGGGGGCGGCGAGGGCGACGGCGACCCGACCGTTGAGCCCGGGCAGACCACCGACGACTTCACCGGCCTGTCCCGCGACGACATCACGGACACGGGCGCGCCGGGCACCGCGGGCGCGCAGCACTCCGAGGGCACCGGCCCGGACGCGGTCACGTTCACCCGCCCCGGCTCGTACCTGTCCGGCAGCTACGCGAGCAGCACGGTCCGCGACGAGATCGACGGCGCGGGCAACTGGACCGAGGCCAACGACTCCGGCTACGCGACCGGCGGCCCGAAGCTGCCCGGCATGCAGGAACCGACCCCCGACGGCGGCCCGTACCAGCCGAACGCCGGCGGCCGGGTACTGCGCGGCGGCCGGGACGTCAGGCCCTGACATGGCCCGGGGCTGGGAGAACCACGGCACCGTGCAGGACCTGAGCAGCCTCGCGGAGAACTCCCTCACCGCGACCAGCCAGGCGGCCGGGAACATGATGAGCAGCAACCGGCAGGCGATGACCGCGCCCGGGTCCCAGCCGGTCGACCCGCTGCCGCCCATGCAGGACCAGGACGACCCGAACCTGACCATGAGCCCGGAAATCGCGACCGGCACGTCCGGCAAGCCGCAGGCCAGCGGGCAGGCCGGGAAGCATAACCCGCCGCGCCCGTCCTGGAAGCTAACCGGGTGCCCGGACGTGGAGCGGATCCCCGCGCCCGTCCCGCCCGAGCCGGAAGGCCATTCCACCGAGGCGCGGATCGGCGTGGCCGGCCAGGCCCGCGGCGTCAACGCGGCCGGGCGCGGCGGCCGGGCAGTCACCGGGGCGGGCACCACCGTCAACGCCGTCCCCGGCGGTTCCGACAACTGACAGGAGAACATCATGCCCGAAGTACCGGCCCCGGTCACCAGCCCGCCGGAAGTCCCCGGCCAGCCCTGGGACGCCACATCCGAGGAGACCGTCGGCAAGTGGGACTGCCTGGAGGAAGTGGCCGGCGAGATCGGCTTCGGCGGCAGCCAGTCCGGCGACCACTTCGCCGGCGCCGACCGGCACGCGGAAGGCCAGTCCGGCGGCGGCTGGAAGCAGACATAGCGGCATACCTGGAGGTAACCGGTGGCGAACAACTCGCACAACGGCAACGCGGACAAGGCCAACGCCGGCAATCCCACGCCGCAGCAGCAGCCGGCCGGCAAGGAACTGGCCACCGTCAAGAACGCCAACCTGGCGAACGCCGGGAACGCGAACCTGGCGGTCTGAGCTGACCCTATGAGCGAGACCCGGAGCCTGTGGATCATCCCGAGCCGCGGCCGGTCCGCCCGGCTCGCGGGCACCCTGGAGGCAGCGCTGGACCTGTCGTCCGGGCAGGCCGACTTCGCCGTCTGCACCGACGACGACGACCCCGACGACGGGTACGGCGCGCTGCCCGGCCTGATGCCGCCCGGCCGGGTGCTGTGGTTTTCCGGGCGCCGCCGGTCCATGTGCTCCTGGACCAACTTCGCCGCGGCGCACCCGCGGGCCTGCCGGTACGGCTCGCTCGGGTCCATGGGCGATGATCACGTGCCCCGGACCCGTGACTGGGACCTGGTGCTGGCCGCCGCGCTCGCGGTCCCCGGTACCGGCATCGCCTACGGCGACGACCTGCACCAGCGCGGGACCCTGCCGACCGCGCCGCTGATCAGCCGCGTCATCACCGACGCGCTCGGCTGGATGTGCCTGCCCGGGCTGGAGCACATGTTCTGCGACAACGTGTGGAAGCGGCTGGGCGAGAACGCGCAGTGCCTGGCGTACGTGCCCCGGGCGGTCATCGAGCACCTGCACCCGGACGCGGGCAAGGCCGCGATGGACGCCACCTACGCCGGCGGCTACGACGCGTGGCCCGGCGACGAGCGGGTGTTCCGGCTGTGGGAGCGCAACGGCGCGGCCGACGATGTTGCCACTGTGAAAGCGGCCATGGCCCGGCGTACGGTGCCGGCATGACCATCCAGGCGCAGTACGCCGCCCGCGCGGGCACCGCTTCCGATATCCGCGGCCACCTGGACTTCCTGTTCACGACGGCGAAGCGGATGATGCTGTACCCGCCGGACAATGAGCTGACCGGGATCCCCCGCCCGGCCGTCATCGCCGAGCTCGGGGTGCGGTCCGGGAACTCCACCTGCGCGCTGCTGGCCGCGATCGAGGCCGCCGGGTCCGGGCAGCTGTACTCCGTCGACATCGCGCCGCCGCAGGTGCCGGCCGGCTGGGAGCAGCTGACGTACTGGCACTTCCTGCAGGCCGGCGACCTGTCCGCCGCCGCCCGCGCGCACGTCCCGGACCGGGTCGACATGCTGTTCATCGACACCAGCCACGATCAGCAGCACACCACCGACGAGCTGGACGCCTACGGCACCCGGGTCCGTTCCGGCGGCGTCATCTGCTGCCACGACACGCACTGGGCGCCCGGCGACATCGAGCTGCGCCTGCCGGACGGCCCGGTCGCCCGTGCGCTGGACACCTGGTGCCGGAAACGGAACCTGGAGTGGGAGAACCGGCCCGGCAGCTACGGCCTCGGCGTGGTCTGGCCGTGAGCGAGAAGCTGATCGTCGGCCACACGCTGGGCATTACCGAACGGCAGCTGGCCGAGCTGAAAGCCAGGTCCGAGCTGCAGCTGGCCGAGCTGGAGGCCCGCGCCGCGAACGAGGCCGCCGCGACGGCCCAGGGCGACTGCCCGGTGCACCGCACGCCGATGCACCCGGTGGACCTGGAGGACGACAACCGGGTTGCCGGGCGCTGCGGTGACTGCAGGAAATACTGGTGGTATGACCTGCGGACCGGGCGCATCGGCAGCACGGACGACGAGGACCCGCGGACCGGGGCGCTGATCCCGCCCTGGATGGCCGGCCGGCCGCGGGAGAAGCTGTGGCCGTGATCCTGGTGCAAGATGAGGTCATGGAGAACCCGGGCTGGGAGCAGGCGGCAGCGGGCTGCCGGGAGCAGTGGCTGCGGGTGCAGGCCGCGGTCAGCGAGGGGCTGTGCCCGGTGCACGCCGTGCCGCTGGTCCCGGCGCGAAGCGAGCACGTGATCACCGGGCACTGCGGGCCGTGCGGCGTGTACGGGTTCTCCGATCCCGGCGACGAGGCCGGCTGGCGGCTGGATGAGGAGACCCTGGCCGCGCGGATGGCGCGGGGGCCGTGGTGAGCCCGCTGTGGAGCATCCTGGTCCTCACCCAGGCGCGCCGTGAGGAGAAGTTCCTGGGCCTGCTCGCCGTGCTGCTGCCGCAGGCCGAGGCCGCCGGGGACACGGAAGTGGTGGCGCTGCGCAACTACGGCGGGCGGCAGCAGCACGAGCTGGCCCCGCTGCGGCAGGCGCTGCTCGATGACGCCGCCGGCCGGTGGGTCAGCTTCGTTGACGACGACGACATGGTGAGCGCCGGCTACGTATCCGCCGTGACAGCCGCGATCGCCGCCGCGCCGCTGGCCGAGTTCGTCGCGTTCCGGGTCGTCAACTACGAGACCGGGGTACCCGGCGGCAGCCCGGTGGCCGGCAAGCCGCTGACCCAGGTGGTGGCCGAGACCCCGCCGGGCGGCTGGACGGCGTACGGCCGGGTCGACCGGGTCACGCGGACCGGCCTGCAGTACGGCGGCTGGCGCAATGAGGAGAACGCCTACATCCGGGACATCACGCACGTCAACCCGGTGCTCACGGCCCTCGCCCGGCGGGCCGGGTTCGGGATGGCCGCCCGGATGTCGGAGTCCGACCAGCCGAGCGAGGACAAGGGCTACGCGGGCCGGCTCCGGCCGCTGCTGAACGGCTGCGAGCAGGCCGACATCCGGCGGGTGCTGTACCACTACCGGCACGATACGGGCGACTCGGTGCAGTCCGGCGCGTCGCCGCGCACCGCCCCGGTCCCGGCCCCGGTGATCGCCAGCCCGGCGTTCCGCTGGCACCCGGCATCGGAGCTGGCATGACCGCCGTCAGCGTGATCACCGCGACCTGGCAGCGGCACGCGATGCTGCTGGACCGGTGCGTCCCGTCGGTGCAGGCCCAGGACCACCCGGGCACAGAGCACATCATCGTCTCTGACGGCCCGGACCCGGAGCTGCACAAGGCGCTGCTGGACCAGATGAGCGAGAGTGCCCGGCGCGGCGCGCTCGCGCACGAGACCTGGCTGTATGAGCTGCCCGTGCACGGCGAGGCGAAGCACTGGGGCGCCCCGGCGCGGCTGGCCGGCCTCGGGTACGCGTCCGGGGACTACCTTGCCTACTGCGACGACGACGACCAGCTGCGCCCAGAGCACTGCCGGCTGCTGGCCGCCGCGCTCGATGCCGCCCCGGACGCCGGGTTCGCGGTCAGCCGGATGATGCAGCACACCCCGTTCGGCGAGCAGCTGATCGGCGCCGGCCCGCTGGCGCTCGGCAATGTCGGCACCCCGATGATCATGCACCGCAGGTCCGTGCTGGAGACCGCGGCCTGGGGCGAGCCGTCGGAGTTCGAGGACTGGAACCTGACCTGGGCCTGGCTGCGGGCCGGCATCAGCTACGTGCGCGTGGACGAGATCACCGCCGACGCGCACCCGTCCGTCTTCCGCTAGGAGCCGCCATGACCATGCCGCCTGCCGTGATGCCCGACCCGGTCGACGTGGCGAACACGCTGCTCGCGCCCGGCCCGGCTACCCTGACCACCGGGATCAACGGGCAGATGGGCCTGATCACCATCCGCACCCCGACCACCACGCTGACCGTGCAGCTGCCGAAGGCCGACATGCTGTCGTGGGGGAAGATGATCACCGAGCTCGGCGAGCAGATGACCGGCGGCTCGCCGCTGCTGGTCGCCGCCCCGGGCACCGTGCTGATGCGGTCATGACCGGGTACGAGCAGGTCGACCATCCCCGCCACTACCAGCACCAGTCCGGCGTGGAGGCCATCACCGTCTGCGAGTGGATGACGTTTAACCTGGGCAACACCGTTAAGTACGTCATGCGGTGCGGCGCCAAGCCCGGCGTAGACGCGGTCACCGACCTGCGCAAGGCGGCCTGGTACCTGAACCGGGAGATCGAGCGGCTGGAGAAGGGGGAGAGTGCAGCTCATGAAGATTTTCGCCGGCCATGACGGCGGCTCCGGCTGCGGCTTTTTACCGGATGAAGCTGCCGCTGGAGGAGCTGGCGAAGCGGGACGGGTTCGAGGTGACGTTCGCCGACGCCGGCGATGACGGGCACCCGCCGCGGATCACCCTTGCGGACCTTGCGGGCTATGACGTCATCGTGGCGCAGCGGTGGAACAAGCACACCGGGCTGGGCGTGTGGCGGCGTGCCCGCACCCCGTACTCGCGGCTGGTTTTCGACCTGGATGACGACCTGTGGAACATCACCCCGGAGAACTGGGCTGCCTACCAGCTCTACGGCCGGCCGGAGATCCGCGACGCCGTGGAGCACTCGGCCGAGGTTTCGGACCTGGTGACCGTGTCGACGCCGCCGCTGGCGGGCATGCTGCGGCAGTTCAACCCGGCGGTGACGGTGCTGCCGAACTGCGTCCCGGACTGGGCGCTGGAGCTGCCGCGGATGCGCCGGGACCGGCCGCGGGTCGGCTGGGGCGGCGGCGCCGGCCACGGCATCGACCTGTCCGAGCTGGCGGTCTCCCCGGTGCGCCGGTTCCTGCGCCGTTTCCCCGGCTGGGACCTGCAGCTGAACGGCTGGGACTGCCGGGACACTTTCCAGGCCCCGGCCGGCCGGGTGTTCCACGCGCCCTGGGTGCCCGTCTGGAAGCAGCCGCGGGAGTTCTACGCCGCGATCGACTTCGACATCGGCATCGCGCCGCTGTACCCGACGGCGTTCGCCCGGTCAAAATCCGCGATCAAGGTGATCGAGTACGGTGCCCGCGGCATCCCGAGCGTGGCCAGCGACATCGAGCCCTACCGGGACGTGATCACTCACGGGACGGACGGGTTCCTGGTGAAGCGGGACCATGAGTGGCTGGCGTACCTGTCGCTGCTGGCATCGGATGACGCGCTGCGGGAGAAGATGGGCGCCGCGGCCCGCGAGATGGCCGCCCGGCACGTGATCAGCACCGGGGCGGATGCCTGGGCGGGCGCCTACGCCGGGCTGTTCGCGCGCTAGTGCGGTGAGCGGTAACGCGAAGGCCCCGGGCGTATACGGCCGGGTGTCGCGGCGGTATAGCCGGGGCCTTCCCGTGACGCCGCCGCTTCTCTGCTGCAGTGCTTGTCCCGGCGTGCAACGGGGACCGGGCGATGCCAGTTCAGGCCCCCATGGTACACAAACGGTGACCGGATAGCTACTCCTAGACAACAGCAGGCAGCGGACCGTATCCTGCCGGTGGCGCGCAGTAATGAGGCTGCGGGCTGCTGGCCCCACCGGGCCGGCGCACTGCCGGGAGTCCCCCTGCGGCCCGCGGGATGCTGACCGGCGGTGCGGCACCCGGCGCGGGACCGACCCGCCCGGCGGCCGGAACGCACGAACCGGCCGCCGGGCGTATCTCCGTACCGGGAGCGTCGCATGGCATACACCGACTACTCAACGCAGTGGCTGGAGGACCCGGCGGTCACCCCCGCCGTACCCGGCCTGCTGCGCGGCCTGATCCGCGAGCTGCGGCTGATCCTGAACTCCGGCGGCTGCCTCGGCGTCGTCGGGCAGCTGACGGCGATCGATACCGAGCTCAACGGCATCGCCCCGCCC